GGGTCATATGGACAAGCATCTTGTCCTGACCGCGCCCTTTACGTTGAACGTGTTTAGCTAGGTTGTGTAAGCTCATAAGCGTACCTTGGGGTTATTTGGTGTCAAGTTTATCATTTAAACAGTTGTTCCGTCAGCTTTTTTCCACACAGTTCCGTTCCACCAAATGGGTCTATCCAAAGTAGTGTCGTAGTAAATTTGCCCTATTGATAACGGTGCTTGTAAGGACTGTAAAGGTCTTTGTGCAGTAGTTCCAGAAAGAGGAATGGCGGCTGCTTGGGTAAAGTTATCTATCTGGTTAAAGTACAGACGAAGCACGTTAGAAAATTGGTCAAAATACCCAAAGTTGTACCCTTCTCGTGGAGCATTAGGTAAGTTGGGTGCTTTTGGCGAGCGTAGTGGGGCGTTATAAGACATTATCTGCGTCCGTCTGGTCTTATATCAATCCGTGGATAACCCATCTGCCAAGCAACACCTAGCCCAGTAGACTCAATCCTGTATGCCATCTGCCTGCCTCTAATACGGGTATAGACTTGCCCATCAAATTGTTGCACCGCATAAGTTTTTTGATTTGAGTAGTTTTGTGCGCTTGGTACCCTTGGGCTGTTAGGCGCTCCATAAGCTGTTCCTGCGTTAACCCTTGGAAGTATGGTCATCGTTACTTCTGGTACACCTGATGTTGAACCATTAAAAGTTAAGTCAGGTAATATGCGCCAAACAAACCCAAAGTTATGACCATCGCCAATATCAAAATCAGACGATTGGATATATGACACAATAGGCACTGCGGTTAACCCCGATACGTCATCAGTACCGTTCTCGTGGTAAAGAATTCGGTAATTAGCAACATCAGCACCCATTGGGAATGTACGTAAACCAGAATCTAACCAAGCAGTACGTGCCATAGTGCCGTAAGACCAAACATCATCTAGGTAATCGTAAATAACATAGCGGTCAACAACAGCGCTATTGGCTGAGCAGTAAAACCACCAAATCTCGTTGTAGCCTTCAATAGACCCAGCAAATACTTGGAAGTTTTGATTTTGGTTAATGTCTTGATATACGTATTGGCGTAATGTAGAAGTCAGTGTTTCTACACGTCCGGTATAGCGATAAAACTTATCAGTGCCCATCCAGTACGTTACGTTATTAACTGTAATAGACGCATTAGGTCCCATAATAGAAATGTTGTCTTGCAACAACTGAAAACCCCAAACATAAGGAGGCCCTAAATACTGCATAGAGTAGATAGCGGCATCAGTCCAAACTAATATCTCTTGACGGGTAGAACGCCCACAAACAACATAAGAACCGATGTTAAGGCGGAATTCACCAGCTTGATTTGTTACTGCAGGCACCCATTCATAAGGATTTTCTTGGTCAGCCCAGCGAACTAATAAAGGATCAAATGCAGTATCAGGATCAGCTGGGTCATACGGATTTGCACCAAACGCAATAACAAAACGTTGAATAGCTGAACCAAGAATTTGATTGGTTGTATTTGGTACAAACTGCCCTGAGAACCCTTCTGTCGTAGAAAGCGTGTTTAAAAGGACTGCTCTAGTACTAACGCCAGAGGTGGCTGACCAATAGTAAATACCACCGCCACGAGGAGCAATAACTAAATCTTGACCAAAATTGTCATTAGTCCATAAGCGTAATTGTTGAGCAATACCAACATCTGCCGCAGAGTTCCAAGGACGTGAGCCATACTGTGGGTAAGCAATAACAGAACTACCGCCACCAACTGACCCATATGCTGCAGGCGCTACTATAGTTATAGTGTATGTATTAGCGTTTACGTAAGTAAGTTCAAAAGCTCTACCATTTATAAAAGTAGATGGAACAGCAACATTAGTAGCCGTTATTCCGTACATCCCATAAGTACCAGTACGAAAACCGCTAGTGCCAGATATACCAAATGACGTCGGCGTTGCTGTTAAATTAGTTACGCCTAAAAAAGCCACCCAAGCAATAGAAGCCGTACCTGATCCAGTACCTACACCAGTAGCAGTAAAAATTGTGCCAACCGTGTTAGCAGAAGCGCCAATAGAAGTGAAGCTAGTAGACCCTACAGCAACAATTTTGTATTGTTGTCCTACAATAAAAGAACCCGCAGAAGTTAAATAGCCGTGTGCATTCTGTGTAACTGTAACAACGGCACTACCGGCATTTACAGTAAACGGGTTAGCACCTAAAGCAACGGTATCTGTTGGAGACCAACTGCCTGCGCCCCAGCCTGTGCTTGTAGTGTAAGTATCGTTACCTACTGGATATTCGTATTTAACAGTTACTGTTCCACCACCTGTTGCTGTAGATGTTGCCGCTGCACTAGCTGTTATTTCATATTGCAAGCTGTTGTTAACTTTTGTAACTGCGTACTCACCAGAGATAGTTAAACCACCAACAGTAGCGGTGCTAGTTAAAATTACATAATCACCAATACTTGGAGAAATGCCACTAATTGCATCGTTTACTGTTACGGCTGTAGAGCCGTTTGTTGTGCCTAAAGAGTTTGCGCCTAGCGTAGTTGTTGTGTTGCCGCTACCGTTTAACAATAATGGGGTTACGTTGTTATATTCGCCACCGTTTTCAATGTAGTACTTTTTACTTGTACCAACGCCCAATAAGTTAGCGCCAGCTAACGTGCCCCAATTCCAAAGCGCTCGGCAAATACCAAGAAACGTATTGTTTGAAAGGCGTGTCCAACCGCCTATTTTTTCAGCATTGCCAGAACGAAAACGAACTTTGTCACAATCAAACCAACCGCCTTCGTTGGTGTAGTTTGTACCCTCTTTGTTTATACCGGGTTTAAAGATTAGTTTTTGTAATGGCATACGGGTTAACCCTAGGCGTAGACGCGTGTTCCTGATTTATCAATGATAAGCGCTTGGCGGCGCGGTGTCATGTCTTTTGTGTTAGGTATGCTAATATGCGTCCACCTGTCAAACTCACGGATTATTTGGTCGTAACCAATATCGGAAGCAATAACAGCTTTAACTACCTCATCAGGAGTCATGCCCGGTACACGAATATCAGCAGCGCACCCAATACGGTGTTGGCTGGATTCTTTGCTTCCAACCGCTTGATTCACAGCAGAACTGCGAAAAGCAGAGTTAACCATAATTGGTTTACCGCCCAAAAGGATTTTAACGTCTTCTAACAAGCCAGCCAAACGAATAAGGTTAGCGGTTTCTGTGGCGTTGGGTGTGTTATCAAACTCACGGTGGTCTGTGTGTGTTAGCTCGTCTAGAGTAAAGTGTACTGATAGCTGTGTCATGCTTTTTTAGCTTTCATGTCCATGATCTTCTCCAGAGTACGTCCGCCAAAGTAGAAAGACATAATCAGCATACCCCATTGACCAAGCAACTGAACATATTCAGAATTGACATCAATCTTAGCCGCAGACAAACCAGCAAAGATAAAATAACCAGCAAGGATTGCAATCAATGTCATGGGGCGTATATTTTTAGATAGCCAACTATCGCTACCCATATCAGCTTCTTGACGCTTAGTAAGTTCTTGGGCCTCTACGCTATCTGCTTGCAACTCAGCCATTCTGCCTTGTTGTTGTATTTCTAACAACTTAGCTTGTGCTTCAGCTTTTGCGGCTGGATCAGGTATAACTTTGTCTAGGATTTTCATCCCAACGTTAATGATGTCGTCTACTCCAAACATATTATCTCCACATACCCCAAGTTAATTCGTAAGAAACCCAAGCGGCAAATATGTAACATAGCAACATTACGCTTTTCATAACTCGCCTATCATGCTGTTCTAAATACCTATCTTGCCGTTCTTCCCATTGTTTTCTAGCTTTAATACCTTGTATTTCTTCCCAAGCGTGACTGCCGTACTTCTTGGTAATCTGCTCTTGAATCTTTGCTTCTGACTGCCGTGCTATTAAAAGTCTTTGAAACTCATCAACTGCTTCAATAATCGTTGCGGTATCAGGATTAACTTGCCTAGCTTTTTTCCTTGCTGCTGTTCTGTCTTTTGCCGCTGCGTCTGCTACTTCTAATACGCCATCAATTGCTTTAGATAATTCTTTGCTTGCCTTTACCGACTCATTAATACTGCTCGTAACGGCTTTAACGCCATCGGTTATTCCAAATGGATCGGGCATATTGCACTTTTTTAGCCTTTCATAATATAGGCAAGTGCATAATACGGAGGCAAGTTAGCGTTTGTACCAGAAACACCAGCAGATGTGTTGGTTGTTGCTACGGTAATACCTGTAGTGTTTGAGTTTGTTCCTACTCCAGTTCCCCCAATAGAATCTGAATTTGATGGATAGTTGTAAGTCCCGCCAAGACGAGGGCCAATACTAAAAGTGTGGGCATGTCCCGGATCAGTTACGGTAGAAGTAGCTGTGTGGGTGTGGCTAACTACAACGGCATCTGCAGAACCGCCGGTAGCAGCAACTGCGTAAGTAGACCCTGCACCTACAATAAAACGGTTTCTTAAATCAGGCGTACTGTTTGTACCATCACATATATACCAGCCGCTAGGGATAGTTGCAATAGAACCAGACCACATCACAATACAGCCAGTAGGGACAGAAGCTTGAACAAAAGCAGTAGTAGCTATCTGAGTTGTGTTTGTCCCGTAGGTTGCAGTTGGCGCTGTAGGTGTACCAGTTAAAGCTGGAGAAACCGCAAATACGTTTGCCCCTGTACCCGTTTCGTCTGTTAAAGCTGCGGCTAAGTTAGCTGAAGATGGTGTGCCTAAAAATGTAGCAACACCAGTTCCTAAAGAAGATAGCCCTGTACCGCCAGAAGCTGGTAATAAAGCGTTAGTTAAAGAAACTACTTGAGCAGAACTAATAGCAATTGCGGTTGTACCACTAGTCTGGATAGCCATTGCCCCAGTAGTGTCTGTAATGACGTTTAGTGCCGTTGCCGTTGTGGTTCCAGCATTGAGTGTAGTTGCCATATTAGGTTCCCGATGTAGAAGCTAAGAGATAGTAAACAGTGCCATTTATATTAACAGCGACTTTATTAGTTACTGTATTGGTTGTAGAAGCCGATACTGCTGTAGAAGCCAAAGCATACCCAGTAGCTGTAGGAAAAGTAATAGTAGGCGTACCTGCAATAGCCGGAGCAGCTAAAGTCAAAGTGCCGCTTGTATCACCAGAAATTGTAAATTGACCCATGATTTATCCTTAAGTCTTGATAATAAAGTTAATACCGAGGTAAGGCGGCAAATTAGCGTTTGTACCAGAAACACCAGCACTAGTATTAGTTGTAGCAACTGTAATTCCAGTAGTAGCGGAAGCAGTATTAGTACTATTACCGTTGTTATAAGATAGGCCACCAGTTCCCACCCAGTTAATTGTAGGTGAAAGTAAACCTACTGCATTAGATAAATGAAAGTGTCCCGGATCGGTAACAACAGAAGTTGCTGTATGGGTGTGACTTACTACTACCGCATCTGCGCTACCGCCTGTGGCTCCAACGGTTGTTCCATAAGGCATACGGTTTGTATAGTTTGGAAGGTTAAACGTAGTTGTTCCGTCACCAACACCAAAAGTTGTGCTAATCACCGCAAAAAGTGCGGCGTATGTTGTTCTACTCACCGCAGCGCCAGCACAAAGTAAATATCCAGTCGGCGCCGAAGCTGTAGGCCACATATTAATAGTGCCGGTTTGAACCGCATTTTGAGTTACAAAAGCCGTTGTTGCTAGCTGGGTGGTGCTGGTTCCTGCAGCAGCAGTTGGGGCAGTTACTACACCAGAAATAGAACCTGTAGTTAAAGTAGTAGCTCCAGTAACCCCCAAAGTACCGCCAACGCTCATATTGCCCGTATCAGTTAACCCAGTAGCTGTTAAAGTGCCGTTTACTGTAAAGTTACCAGCCGACCCAGTCTGGGAAGAGTAAAAGTTAGTGCCATCGCAATATGCTTGAGCAGTAACTCCATTAGGGATGCTTACTGTAGACCCGCTAATCCCGCCAATAGTAATAGCAAAGCCGCCAGTAGTGTTGTTGTATATGACGTAGAGCTTATCTACTAGTGGGCAGATGATTTGACGAATAGCTGAGTTAGTCCCAGTAACCACCAAAACCGCATTGCGAGCCTCATCTGATACACCGTTATAGCTTGTTAATGTGTAGTCGGCATTGGACATAACAATGCTTTGAACGCCGGTAATGGCTTGTTCTAGGATTGTGCCCAAGTTATTATTAGTTGTAGTACCCCACGTACCGGATTGATCTCCGTTACCAATAAGCTCTATTTTAAGCGAGGGTGAGTAGCTAGATGCCATGTTTTATCCTTTATGGGAAGCTGTTGTCAACTTTAGTCCAAACTACCAACTGCCCATCATTAATGTTCGTCCAAGTGTTTGCGTCCGTATTGTTAACCCGTACCCAGTTTTCAGCCTGTGTATCGTCAATTTTAAACCATCCCCTAGGAAACGGGCTATCTAATAATACTAAATTTTCGGTTATCTGACTAGTAAAAGACGCTATTACGGTTATTGCGTCAGCAGGGACTAGGTTTTCTGATATTAAGGCGTTGTGGGTTCTTAGGGCAGATTGAATGTCTGCTAAGGTGGTGTTTTCAACTATGTCAGAATTGTGGATTCTAATGCCTACAGCACTATCTGCCGCTGTTAACGCTTCGGAAAGACTGGCTACGAAAGAAGCTAAAACAGACTCAACATCAGCTAAATCGGTGTTTTCTGTAATAACTGCCGTAAAGCTGGCTACTACCGACTCAGATTCCGCAACCCCAACATTCTCTAAAATCACGCTGGCAAAGTTGGCTATTACAGTCTGAGAATTGGCTAGGGTTATAGCTTCGGATATGTCAGATACTATGGTTAAAACAACGGACTGAGCGTCCGCCAAAGTAGCAGCCTCAGTAATAGCAGAGGCAAAAGCGGCAGTTATAGACTGCGTGTCAGTTAAAGTTGTGTCTTCAGTAATAACTCCGGCAAATGTGGCGTTGCCAACTGGGGTGTCTGCTATGGTTAAAGGCTCTGATATGTCGCTTAAAAAAGAGGCAGTTGTGTTTGGTGTGTCGTTTATTGTGTAGTTTTCGGATATAGCGCTAACAAAAGCAGTTACTACAAACTCTAAATCTGCCAATGTTACTGCCTCAGAAACCGCATAAGCAAAGGTAGCTAAAACATCTTCTGAATCGTTTATTGTGTAGGGTTCAGTTATGTTGCTTAAAAAAGAGGCAGTTGTGTCTGGAGTATCTGCTAGGGTTAAAGGCTCTGATATGTTGCTTAAAAAAGAGGCAGTTGTGTCTGGAGTATCTGCTAGGATTGAATTTTCGGTAACAGTATCGGTGTAATCAAAAAACCAGCCAGTGTTGTTACCATTGTTTACAGAACTAATTGCTCTCCATGTAGCACCGCCAGTAGCCGTACTGTCTTGAATAGCTAGGTAATATGCGTTTACTGTGCCGCTTGCTTTACTAACGGTTCTTGCTGTTCCAGCCACATTACTATTAAAAGTAACTAAATTTCCTGCTGTACCGTTTAAATTAAAGTTAGTAACGGTAAGTTGTGAGGTTGTTCCTACTGAAATTGTGCAAGGTTGAACTGTATTTGTAAGGGTTGTTATGCTGGTTGTTGTATTGACGTAACCAATATTTAATGTTCCTGAACCACCCATGGTTACTTGCGGGTAGGTTACGCTTGAAGTTTGACCGCCATAATAGGCCGCATTTCCTGATGTAGTAAATACAATATTTGACCCAGCTACGTTCCAAGTTGTACCGCTACTTTGAAATATAAACCCAGTTGTTGTAGTTCCGCTAGTAACAGTAAATGTGCTATTGGTTATTGTAAAAGTTTTTGTGTTTGAATTTTCAGCGTTAAATACAGCGCAGGTTACGTTTTTGCCGTTACTGTTAAATATACCAAACGAAAGGGTTATTAATCCAGTGCTTGTTGCGTCTGTTACAACTAAATCGTCAGCCAATAAAAGCGTTCCTGTAGTTGAACCAGTTTTAACAAAAGGACAATCAAAGGTGTATCCGTTACTTGTTAGCGTTTGTGTTTTTCCAGCGGTGCCTTGAAAGATTAATCCATAAGCTGTAGTACTGCTTAAAAAAATTGCTCCAGCGCCAGATGCTGGGCAAGTCCAATCACCATAAATACTAGCACTAGCTGTTGAAGTAGAAGATACAACACAAGTTCCACTAAACCCAGTAAAGTTTATGTTGTTATATTGTCTGTTTCCTTGAATACTAAATATGTCTGAACCAGCGGTTATATTAAAGTTAAGTGAGTATAATTCTGGAGTTGAAACTAAAGAACTTATATTCCTTGCCCCAACAGAGCCACTATACGTACAATTAACAACTTTAGTTCCTGTGGCAATAAATGGGTAGGTTGTTGCGCTGTCGTTGGTCCAAATAGTTAAATTTGAACCAGTTACATTAATCTCTCCCGTTCCAAATAAAATGGTGTGTGGTGCGTTTGTTGCGGCACTAACGTTTTGGGTTGTTAAGGTTTTGTCGTTTAAATCTATTGTTCCACTATTAAATGATAACTGCCTAGTAGCGCCCATTGTAAGGGCGTCTTGTAGTTGAACTGTTGTGGCTAGGTTTACAGTTCCTGCCGTAGTTTGCGCTGCTGTTGTGGTGTTTAAATACGAAACACTTGTGGCTGATGATGCCGTTACTGTAAATGTTCCGTTATATCCCGCTGGAACTACTCCACTTACTGTAATGGTTTGACCGACTATAGGGTAATAACCTGTAGAAGCAAAAGTTATAGTTGCTGTTGTTCCATCACCCGTTGCGGCTGTTGTTGTTAAAGCACGACCAATAGATATTGGAAAATTCATTACATTGCTGCTAGTAGTGATTTTTTGTGTTGCGGCAGTTCCAACAAATTGAATTGCGTTTGCTGTTGAGTTTTCTGTCACCCCAGCAGGAATTACATAATCTCCAAGGCAAAATATACTGCTATGCGCCACAGTGCCAGTAAATCCAGTTAAATCTATGGTTTGAAATGTGCCACCTGTAGTAGTAAAAGTAACTGTCCCACTACCCGCTTTTACATAAAAACTGACTGCTTGGTTACTAAGTCCTGTGCCTTGGTTGAACGTTCTAGCACTGCCTACACTCGTGTCCGTGGCGTTGACTGTCGGTGTCCCTGTTACGCTAAAGTTTGCGTTGGCGCTTGTAGTCCAAATTGTTCCTGAAGTGCCAACTAGATTAATTTCTCCTAGGGTGCCAAAAGCAATTGACCTTACGTTGGTGTTGCTTGAGCTAAAGGTATTGGTTGTAAGCGTTTTATTGTTTAGGTCTAAAGTACCAGAGGAAAAGGTTAGGGTTCTTGTGACACCCATTGTCAGAGCGTCTTGTAACTGATAGGTCTGTGTTCCGCTTAATGTAATTGGGTTATCTATTGTTTTAGTGGCGGTGGTAATATTTTGTTGAATTAACGTGGACGCAAAGGTAAGCGTTGATGTACCACCACTAAATGTCATACCGCTAGAGAGCGTTAAACTTCCATAAAGCGATCTGGTATTAGTTGGACAAGTACCAGTAAAGCCAGTAAAATTTAAATTTCTAAGGTATATATAAATTGCAACAATATCGGAACCAGCAGATACGTTAAAATCAAGCGCTGTTGCTTCAGAACCACCAGCTGTATTGCCGCAGGTAATTGTTCTAGTTCCTGTTGAGCCACTGTATGTTAAGTTTACTGTTGGGGTTCCTGTATAAGTAAAACCCGTGGCAGTTGTCATATTAAAAATAGTTGCGTTATTGCTGACTATAGTTAGGTTGCCGGTTGTACCAAACAGTATTGCCCTTGTAGCAGAGTTAGTTGAACTAAATGTTCCTGAAGTTGCTGTTTTATCATTTAAGTCTAAAGTTCCACTAGCTAAACCTAATGCTCTTGTTGATCCTAAAGTTAACGCATCTACTAGTTGTACTGTTGCACCAGTTGAAGCAATGGTAACTGGAAAATCTAGTGTTTGTGAGGCGGAAGTAATTGTTTGTGTTCCGCTAGTTGCTGCAAATGTAGTTGTATTTGTGCTAGTACTAACAGTCATTCCTGAAACAAGAGTTAAATTTCCATATATGGTTCTTGAACCACTAATTAACTGCCCAGTAAAACCAGTAAAGTTAATATTTTTAAAAGTTCCACTAAAAGATACTGAATCTGAGCCAGCAGAAATATTATAGTTAAATGAGTTTGTTTCAGTACCACCAGTGGTTGAGCCAAACGAAGCTGTTCTTGTTACTCCTGATGCGGCATTACCAGTCAAATTTACAGTTGGTGTTCCTGTATAAGTAAAACCCGTAGCAGTAGCCATACTTACAACGTTGGCTGTTAATGTACAGGTGTTTGTGTAATTTCCTGTAGTTCCAAATAAAATAGAACGAGTGTTAGTAGTGCTTGAAGCAAGTTGACCAAAATTAGTTAGCGTTCTATTATTAAGGTCTAGCGTTCCACCTGTAAGTGTAATATTTCTTATTGTTGCAGTGCCTACTGATAAATTATCTATTAATTGATATGTAGCAGTTCCACTAAAGGTAATTGGAAAGTCTAGGTTTAATGCAGCAGAAGTGATTGTTTGTGTTCCGCTAGTTGCCGCAAAAGTTGTTGTAGCCGTACCAGCCGTTAATGACATGGTGCTTGAAAGCGTTAAGTTTCCATAAATGGTTCTACTAGCATTACTTAACGCTCCTGTAGCTGTACCAAAACTTAAATTTTTAACACTTCCACCTACAGCCAATGAAGCGCTTGTATTTGTGCCTGTAATGTTAAAACTAATAGAATTAGCTTCTGTCATTGCTCCTGCACTAATGCCTATACTTCCAGTTGTGGTGGATATATTTATTACTGGAGTTCCTGTAATTGTGCATCCTGTACCGCCAGTAAATTGATTGGCTGTAGTCAAATTTACAGTAATATTTTGCGTACCAAAAGCAAGCGTTCCTGTGTAGGCAGAAATATTTAGTGTTTGAACTACTGGATTGTAATTTAATGTAACTGTGCCTGTACCTGAATTAGCATCAAAAATAGTCGTGTCACCCGTACTTGGTACGGAAGCACCGCCTAAACCACCTGATGTTGCAGACCAATTTACTATATTGCTGGTACTCCAAGTACCTGTACCTAAAACCCAATATCTAGCCGCCACGATTAAACCTCATCTACAGGGGCTAAGTCTTGCGTAGGGGCAGTAATAATTTCATACCATTTATCAAATCTAGCTTGCTTCATAGCTGTGATTTCTTCATCGGTAAAGGTATGGTCATCAGCAAGGATTAAAGCATCGCTGAATGTATGGTTGTTTTTAGTAATAGTAAAGTCAATAATCATATTTGTTGT